TGTTTCTGACTGTTTAATTCTTTATCTAACGCCCTATAAAATTCTGTATCTTCCATAAGCATAGTTTGCATATTGGCAAGCCTCACACCATATATTTCAGATAACATTTTGCCACCTGCAGGTTGAACTTTGGCCTTGATAATTTCTCCACCTTGTTCGTATCCTGTGTATTTAGTGCCATCAATTTCTTTAAAAGTACCGTGTTTTTTTATTGTATAAGGTTTCAAATCTCTTTGTCTTAATCTCATATAATCACCTCGGTAATCTTCTTGCAGCTCTTATTTTCTTCATAATGCTTTTAGGAATATCATCTTCAAAACTCCGACTTATTCCACCCTCTGAATGGCTCGTCTGTCCTTCTATTCCTTCTTTGTTATACATTACTATTGCTAACTCCACTTGTGTTGATATTAGGCTTATAGGGACTTCTGATAGGTGAGTTAGTTCTAATATGGTATCTTTAGCATCTTCTATATACAAATTAAGCAAATCATCTTGAGAATTGTCCTTTATGTCTAATTTCAACTTTATTTTATTCAATTCTTGCATATAATCACCTTCCTAAAA